ATATTTAGTACGATAAATTTTTATTTATACTAAGAGAGGATGTGAATAATATGCCGATTAATGAAAATACCTTGGAGCAGGTTATAATTTCAGACTTGCAGGGAAAAGGGTATGAATATCTCTATGGACCAGATATTGAACGAGATTACCATGAGGTTCTATTAAAGGATTATTTTGAAACTGCTATATTCAAAATTAATCCCGGCATCACTATGACTATTTTGGAGGAAGCCTATAAGACAATAAAGAATTTAGGACTTCTAAAATTGGAGGAATTAAACGCAGCCTTTCATAAGTTTTTGATAGAGGGTGTACCTGTACCATACCGTGAAGGCGCAGAAAATAAGACATTTACGGTAAAACTTGTTGATTTTGAAAATCCTGAAAATAACGATTTTAAGGTGGTTAATCAGTACACCATAATAGAGTATAAGAATAAGAGACCGGATGTATTAGTGTTTATAAACGGTATACCTATGGTACTGTTTGAATTAAAAAATATGACTAACGCTGATACAACAGTGGAAAATGCTTATAAGCAGGTTAAGAATTATCAGTTAGATATTCCAAGCCTGTTTCATTATAATGCATTCAATATTATAAGTGATGGGCTGGATACCCGAATTGGTACAATCACATCTGATTTTACTCGCTATATGGTGTGGAAGTCTGAGAATGGAGAGCATCCGGGAAGTAGTGATGTGAATTATTTTTCGGTACTTTTGAATGGAGTATTTCCGAAGGAAAGGTTATTGGATCTCATTCAGAATTTTATACTTTTCAAAGATTCCGATGGTAAGACTATAAAGGTATTGGCTGGATATCATCAGTATTTTGCCGTGCGTAAAGCTGTACAGCGAACTTCTAAGGCTCTTTCAGAAGGTAGCAATAAAGTCGGAGTGGTATGGCACACGCAGGGAAGCGGGAAGAGTTTCTCCATGGTATTCTACACAGGATGCATTGTGAGAAATCCTGAATTTAATAATCCAACCATCGTTGTGCTTACAGACCGAAATGATTTAGATTCTCAGCTTTACGGCACTTTCTGTTCTTGTTCCAAGATGATGTTGCGTCAGACTCCGAAACAAGCAGAGAGCAGAGAACATTTGAAGGAACTCCTAAAAGTAAAGGCCGGTGGAATTATTTTTACTACTATTCAGAAATTTGAGGAGAGTAGTGAGGTTTTAAGTGAACGTAGCAATATTATTTTTATGGCCGATGAAGCACACCGCTCACAGTATGGCTTGGAAGGTAAACTGGACAGAGAGACTGGTGAGTGGAAATATGGTATGGCAAAATATATGCGAGATTCACTTCCCAACGCAACGTTTATTGGCTTTACCGGGACACCAATTGAATTCAATGATAAGTCAACGGTAGAGGTGTTTGGCGAGTATATTGATATATACGATATGACACAGGCGGTAGAAGATGGTGCAACCGTTCCGATTTATTATGAAAATCGTACTGCCAAAATTAAGCTGAATGAGGAATTACTCAAGAAAATTGATGCTGAATATGACAAACTGGCTGAGACAGAGTCTTCGGTAGTAATAGAAAAATCGAAGTCGGATTTGGGAAATATTGAAGCAATCGTTGGTTCAAAAGAACGATTGAATTTGCTTGCGGATGACATTATTGCTCATTATGAGGACAGACAGTACGTTCTAACCGGAAAGGCCATGATTGTTTGTATGTCTCGAAGAATAGCCATAAATCTGTATAAAACGCTTATAGAGAAGCGCCCTGATTGGAAAAATAAAGTTAAGGTTGTTCTTACGGCAAGTAATCAGGATGATGATGACTGGCATGATATTATCGGCAATAAAAAGTATCGTGATGACCTTATGATAGAATTCAAGGATGAGAATAGCGATTTTAAGATTGCAATAGTTGTTGATATGTGGCTTACGGGCTTCGATGTTCCGTCAATGGCAACCATGTACATAGATAAGCCTATGAAGGGACATAATTTGATGCAGGCCATTGCACGTGTCAATCGTGTGTATAAAGATAAAGAGGCCGGCTTGGTAGTTGACTATATAGGCATGGCGGCAGAATTGAAGAGTGCATTGAGTCAATATACCAAGAGAGACCAAGATAAAGTTCCCGATTTATCAGTTGCATATGCTATTGCAATGGGCAAATTGGAAACGATGAGAGATTTCTTCTATGGCTTTGATTATTCAGTATTCTTTGGGAAGTCTGATGAAGACCGCTTGGATGTAATTGCAAGGGGTGTAAATTTTGCACTAGGCTTCGAAGAAGAGGAGAAGAAGGCTTTTGTAAGAGAGTCTACAGCTTTAAGTCAAGCAGAAACATTATGTCGTAGTTTGCTTGATATACATACCAAGCGAGAAATTGAATTCTTCAAAAGTATTAAGGCAGGACTGTGTAAAATTACACGGACTGGCGGCATGACAAAGAATGAAATGAATTCCCATATTATGAGGATGCTGGAACAGGCTATTGAGCAGGATGGTGTATATAATATATTTGCGCAGACTGGACAGAAGAATCCGGAAATATCTATTTTGTCGGATGAGTATATGGCCAAAATTCGTAGTATGAAGCATAAGAATATTGCTGCAGAAATGCTCCGAAATCTGTTAGAGGATAATATTCGTGTATTTGCAAGAACAGGTGTGGTTAAGGCACAATTGTTCTCGGAGAAGATGCAGAATCTTCTGAAGATGTATAATAACCGTATGGTAACCAATATTGAGGTTATTGAGGAATTATTAAACTTATCCAAGGAAATGACAGATGCATACTATGCAGGGGAAGATAAGGGACTTACCACAGAGGAATTGGCATTTTACGATGCTTTGGTAGCTGACCCGGATGTACTCCGTAATATGGAAGATAAGGTGCTTATAGAAATGGCACAGGAACTTACCGACCTTATACGCAGAAGCAGAACTGTAGATTGGGATAAGAAAGAATCGGCCAGAGCTTATATGAGAACACAGGTTAAACACCTGCTTCGTAAATATAAGTATCCGCCTGAGAAGGCAAAAGGAGCAGTTGATATCGTTATCAGACAGGCTGAATTAATGAGTGCCAATATTGTATTGTAAACGGAGGTATGAAATGTCCTACGGAAAATCTATAGAATTATTCCTAGCCAATGGTACTGCTGATAGTTTAATTATTGCAGAATTGTCCAATTGGAATGGTAAAGCAATCAAAATACCAAGAATAGAAGTACAGGATTGTAAAAGAGATGATATAAAGGAGCCGGGCATCTATTTTCTGTTCTGTAAGGAAGAGGATAATTCGGATTCGGTGTACATTGGAGAATCTGAAAATGTTAAGGAGCGTTTGGTTCAGCATATCCGGGATTACTCTGCGGATAAGGAGCCTTATTATTGGACTACCGCAGTGATTTTTATTGGACGGGATTTGAATAAGGCTCATATTCGTTATTTGGAAGACAGGCTTGTGTCTGATGCAAGGAAAGCAAGAAGATACACTGTTTTAACAAAAAATACATATGGAAAGACTGTATTGAAAGAGTCCCAAACGGCTGCTATGGAAGAGTTTATTGACAATATAAAGGTTCTGATTAATGCGTTGGGATACAAGGTTCTTGAACCTATGGTGGACAATGATTCCCCGTCATCTTCTGATACGGAAAAGTTATATATAAATATTGGAAATCAGAGAGCAGAAGGAATTGTTACTACGGAGGGATTTGTACTTTTTGCAGGAGCAATCATCAGTGAAAAGGTAGCACCGAAGTCTTTGTCTAAAGGAGCAGTTACCTTGCGAGAGAAATTGATTGAAGCAGGAAAAGTGGTAGATTTACAGACCACAGAGGATATACTTTTTTCAAGTTCATCCGCAGCGGCTGATTTCGTATTGGGTTACAGTGTTAGCGGACCAAAGACATGGAAGAATGTAAATGGAAAAACACTAAAGGAAATAGAAGCAGAATAAATATCAAAAGAGATAAAAGAATTATTGACAAACAGAACAAATGTTCGTATAATTAAACCATCGCTACATTAGGAAAAAATATGGGTAAAAATTATGTGAAATATCAGTTGACTTTCCCTTTGGCTGATGTTTTGGTTAGGAGATGAAGCAGATGGTTTTTGAGAATGGTGCAACGGCATATTTTATCGAAAGCAATCGAATCATCCGAGAGGTAACTGTAGTAAAAAGAACAGGAGACTTTTACATAGTCAGATTTTTGAATGGGTCAGGCGGTATTCGGATAAGAACTAGCAGATTATATGCAAGTAGAGAAGCTGCTGAGGATTCGATTCCAAGACCGGAAACAGCTCCAAAAAATAAGTACCATTCCCCTTATGATTACTGGCACTGAAATTTTTTAATACTTTTTTGCAAAAAGGGGGTTGACATTGGAAACCCCTTTTGATATATTCAGTGTATCAACTATTAGGTTGATAGTTGATACAGCAGCTGCTCAAACCAAAACGAAGATTAAGTGAAAATTTTTAAGAAAAGTACAAGATTAGAAAAAAGAGTAAAAACAAGAGTAAATCAAGAAAAAAGATTATTTCAAAGAATGTAAAAAATGTAAAAAGTGTAAAATTAAGAGTAGACAAAGAATATTTCAAAGAGTGTGAATGAAAATTAGAGGTTAATAATGAACGTAGAATACAGAGGAATGAGTTTTGGTGAGTATATTGAAACAATGAGAAAAAAGTGTGAATCTCGTCCCTCAATGAGACAAACTGCTATAGCTATCGGAGTTTCTCCACAGTTCTATAGCGAAGTAGAGAAGGGGCGGAGAGGAGCATTGTCCGCCGAAAGATTAGCAACATTACGGACTTTTTTGGGACTTACGCAGGAAGAAGCAGAGATTATGTATGATCTGGCTAATGCAACCAAGAAGTCAAAAGATATAACCCTTCCACAGGATTTTCCTGACTATATCGTGGAGAACGATTATGTAATGGCAGCACTTCGTACTGCAAAGGAGTTGGATGCCAGTGAGGAGGAGTGGATGCAGTTTGTTGCTGATATGCGTGCAAGAAGAAAGGAGTCAACTGCAGCAACATGATTTTGCCGAAGTACAATACAAAGCGGGACGGAGTTCCCATTTTAAGCCACAAGAAAATCGACGAGGATGTTCTTGTACTGTTGGAACAGTATGATAAGACTTTGCTGACAACACCTCAAGCACTTGATATTGAGGACTTCGTTGAAAGATTTATGGGATATAACATTCATTTCCTTGATTTGACTAATAACGGTTCGATTTTGGGAAGGATGGTTTTTAACAAACGTAAAATCTTAGCATACGATGCGGAGCATGATGACATTACATACTGCCCCGTTGATGAGGATACTGTGGTTATCGATAATTCTCTGCTGGAAAATGAATGTCTATTTCGTTCCACTATGGGACATGAGTGCGGACATGGTTTGTACCATAAGCAGATTTTTAAGCGGGATGATAATCAGATTTCCCTCTTTCCGGAAGATGAAATGGTAGCAACAGTATGCAGAAAAGTGGATATCGTTGGCAATGCAAAAGGGAAGCGTTCCCTTGTAACTATGCATGATTGGACAGAACATCATGCGAATTATTTTAGTGCAGCCCTTCTGATGAATAAGGCTGCAATGAATGTATTATGTGGCGAAAGAGGATTTAGGGAGAGACTTAAGTCCGAAGCGTGTGGATGGGAAAATGAAATGTTAGCGGAAATTGTAGCTGATACATTTCATGTATCCAAAACATCAGCAAAGATTCGATTGGCAGAATTAGGACTGGATTTTAAGGATTATGTTCCGGAACCGACCATTTTTACGATAGGATACCCGGATGCAGTTCCGTCATATTAGTTTCATAGCACCCTCAATAAGGGGGTGCATTTTTAAGAAAGGAGTATCAACCAAAAGGTTGACAAAAATATAATGAAGAGAATAGCAATAAGGAATAACAGAAGTCCCAGACAAGTAAAGCCCCGTGTATTCGATGCACTAATTGATGAGAATAATCAAGTGGTGTTGGAAGTGAAAAATGGTTCTAGCAAAGAAAGAATTTCTTTGGCGGACGTAATGTATCAGATACGAAAAAATTCATAGAGTTACTACTGAGCCCTGAGTCGTTAAAAAGCGAGCTACTATATGCCAGAGTTGTAAAGAGGTAAGAACCTCTTACAACTCTGGCTTTTTTGTTTTAACGAAGAAAATGAAAAATTAGGACAAATCATTTTACATTTGAGGGCGCAATTGGATATAGAAATATGTCCCTCTTTTCTCCAAAGGATAAACGGAGAATGGATAGACATAAGGTTGGGGCGTGTTTTGAAAAATTTTTATAGAAATTTTTTTTAATAGGAAATTACCCTTCCTATTTGCCCTCTAATATTGCAATCAGACAAGGACAGAAAGGAGGTGTGAAGTCGTGAGTGCTAATGAGAGACGAGCAGAGATTATGAGAATCATGGTCGCAAGAAGGCAGGAAAGTATGCAGGTACTTGCAAGGGAACTTGGAGTTACCGACAGAACCATTCGTGCTGACATTCTTGCACTCACGGCTGAATACCCTCTGGAAACGGTTAGAGGTAACGGAGGCGGTGTCCGTATTGCCGATTGGTATCATCCGCACAAGAACATTCTGTCACGGGAGCAGATTTCCGTATTGGAACAGTTGCTTCCACAGGCAGATGAAGAGCAGAAGCGTGTGCTTGACCAGATGCTCCGTGAATACGGCTCTAACAAATACTGTCCAATCGTCTGAGGACAAGCCGGGTGACGATTCGGCAAGTCAGATGTAACGAGAACCCTACGGCCATGAGAGCCGAATGCAGAAAGGAAATGAATCTATGAAGAAGATATTTATTTGCTCCCCGTTCAGGGGAAACATCGAGGAAAACACAAAGGCAGCACAGTTTTTTGCCAAGGTCATCATCGGCACAGGCAGGATACCGATTGCCCCACATCTTTATTTTCCACAATTCCTTGATGAGGATAATCCCAATGAAAGAATGAATGGAATAGAAATGGGTCTGGAACTCATGGATGTGTGTGATGAGGTTTATGTTTTAGGCTTCAACATCACGGAAGGCATGAGATTTGAATTAAACCATGCCAGAGAGAAGCGTATCCCGGTGCGTCTGTATGACGAGTACATGAATGCCGTGAACCTTCGCACGCTGCCTATTGATGAACGTGCAAATGCTGAATATCGCAGAATCATTAAAGGTCTGCGACTTGTGAAATAGGAAAGGAGATTTTAACCATGTGTAATGCGATGTTAAAAATGGCAGAAGGTTATGCCCTTCTTGCGGAAGGTATGAGAGAACTGGCAGAAGCAGGGGAAACACCTGTTAAGCCTGAAAAGAAAGCAAAGAAAGCTGCCAGTGAAAAAGCGGAGGCTCCTGCTACTACGGAAGAGACCGCATCCGCAGAAGAGGCGGTAACCGTTGAAATGGTCCGTGCGGTGCTTGCGGATAAATCAAGGGAAGGAAAAACACAGGAAGTAAGAAAACTCTTAATTGAGTTTGGGGCGGATAAATTGTCGGCCATTCCCGATGAGAAACTTTCTGACCTTCTTAAGAAAGCAGAGGTGCTGTAATGGCGGCACATTCGGTGTTCCCGCCTTCTTCTGCAAAGCGTTATTTGAACTGCCCTCCAGCTTTAAAGCTGGAGCAGCAGTTTGAAGACGAGCAGTCCCCGTATGCTGCAGAGGGAAGTGCAGGACACGCACTTGCGGAACACCTTATAAAAAAGCATTTAAAAATACGGACAAAACGCCCCGTATCAGATTACTTCACGGATGAACTTGTGGAAGCGGTGGATGAATATGTGGGTTACTGCGTGGAGCAGATTGAAGAAGCCAAGCGTGAATGTAAGGCTCCGGTATTTGAAGTGGAGCGTAGGACAGATATTTCCATGCACATTGCAGGGTGCTTTGGTACGGCAGATATGGTCATTGTTACCGACAGGAAAATTCATGTGATTGATTTGAAACTCGGTAAGGGTGTCATGGTTGATGCAGAGCATAACGAACAGCTGATGCTTTATGGCCTGGGAGTCTTGGATTTTTATGAAGTCCTATATGACATTGAAACGGTGGAACTTACCATCGTACAGCCGAGACTGGAACATTTCTCTACATGGGAAATTACGGTGGATGATTTGAAAGCGTGGGCAAGTGTGGAACTGGAACCCAAGGCAGAAATGGCACTGGCAGGAGAAGGCGAATACAAAGCCGGAGACCATTGCCGATTCTGTAAGGCTCGTTTTACCTGCCGTGCAAGAGCAGAGGAATATTTGAAACTGGCACAGATGGAGTTTGCCGAACCTGCACTGTTATCGGATGAGGAAATTGCAGAGGTGCTTTTGAAAGCAGATGCCTTAAAGAAGTGGGCAGAAGAAATCTATGCCTATGCACAGAATGAAGCGGTGGTTAACCACAGGCAGTGGCCCGGTTTCAAACTTGTGCTTGGCAGAAGCAACCGTAAGTATACGGACGAAGGAGAGGTGGCGGAGGCTGCCAAGAAAGCCGGATACACGGATATATTTAAGACTTCCCTTATCGGCATTACCGAGATGGAAAAGCTGATGGGCAAGAAGGTATTTAATGAAATTCTCGGTAACTTGGTTTATAAGCCGGATGGCAAAGTAACCTTGGTGCCGGAATCAGATAAAAGAGAAGCAGTAAAAACAGCAACCGCAGAAGCGGATTTTATGGAGGATTGAAATTATGACAGCACAGAACACAAAAGTAATTGTACCTTGTAGACTTTCCTACGCTCACATTTGGGAGCCGGATTCCATCAATGGCAGTGAGCCGAAGTATTCCGTTTCCTGCATCATTGACAAAAATGATAAGGAAACCATCGCAAAGATTCAGAAGGCAGTGGAGATTGCCAAGGAAGAAGGTAAGAGCAAGTGGGGCGGTAAGATTCCTGCGAACTTAAAAACACCTCTTCGTGACGGTGACATCGACAGACCTGATGATGAAGCGTATGCAGGCTGTATGTTCTTAAACGCCAACAGCCGTCAGGCACCTCAGGTGGTAGACAACAAGGTTCAGCCTATTTTGGATCAGAGCGAAGTTTACTCCGGTTGCTACGGAAGAGTGTCCGTAACATTTTACGCATACAATTCCAACGGCAATAAGGGCATTGCTGCAGGCCTTGGCAACGTGCAGAAACTTCGTGACGGAGAGCCTCTTGGTTCCAGAGCAAATGCGAAGGATGAGTTTGAGGCAGTGGAAGCAGAGGATGATTTCCTCTCATAGGAAATATGGGGCGGTGGTAACACTACCCCTTACATAGGAGGTTTTGTATGGAAATGTGGAAAGACATAGAAGGATATGAAAATAAATATCAGATTAGCAGTTTGGGGCGGCTTCGCAGTATGCCCCGTTATGTAAGAGGCAGGAACGGTTCTACCAGAAGACTGCCAATGCAGGTGTTGGAACTTACGAAAGAGCAGGTGCTTTTAGTTAGGCATCAGCTTGCCGAAGGAAAGCACCCTTATACCATAGCGGAAGAAATGGGTATCTCCCGTAAGGTAGTAAGCAAAATTAAATCGGGGAGGTCTTATGCATGGCTGAAATAATGGCAATTGATATTGAAACCTTCTCCGATGTGAGTCTGCCGGATGCAGGTGTGTATCGGTATGTGGCATCCGAGCAGTTTGAAATCATGCTGTTTGCTTACAGCATAGATGAAGGGGAAACCAAGGTTATAGACATAGCATCCGGTGAGAAGATACCGGAAGAAATTATGGAGTTACTTATGGATGACGGTGTGATAAAAACCGCATTCAACGCAGCCTTTGAACGAAACTGTATCAACCGACATTTCGGGCTTTCATTAAAGCCGGAAGTGTGGCGGTGTACGGCTGTTCAGTCGGCAATACTGGCATTACCGCTTTCCCTTGAAGGAGTAGGGGAAGCATTAAACCTTGATAAAAAGAAGATGGCAGAGGGAAAGGAACTAATCCGCTTTTTCTGTATGCCATGTAAGCCTACCAAGGCAAATGGTGGCAGGACAAGAAACCGTCCTACGGATGCACCGGAAAAGTGGGAATTGTTCAAAACTTACTGCAAGCGGGACGTGGATGTGGAAATGCAGATAAGGCAGAAACTGAAAAATTATCCCATACCGGAACGGGAGCAGGTGCTTTACTGCATGGACCAGAGAATCAATGACAGAGGCATCATGGTGGATATTCAGATGGTGCAACAGGCAATAGCGTGTGACCTTCTCTATAAGGATACGGCAACGAAGCGTGCTTATGAATTATCCGGTTTGGAAAATCCAAACAGCGTATCACAGCTTAAAGGGTGGCTATCGGATAAGGGATTGCAGGTAGATTCCCTTGCCAAGGATACCGTGAAGGAACTTGTGGATAAGACGGAGGGGGAAATATCGGAACTGTTGAAACTTCGTCTTGCCATGTCAAAGACCAGTGTAAAAAAGTATGAAGCCATTGAGCGTGCGGAGTGTAGCGGAAGGGTACACGGTCTGCTTCAGTTTTACGGAGCAAACAGAACCGGACGTTGGGCCGGCAGACTCGTGCAGATTCATAACCTCCCACAGAATCATATGGAGGATTTGGAACTGGCACGCTCCATTGTAAAAGAAGGTCGGTTTGATTTGGTGGAACTGTTATACGATTCCACACCGGAAGTGTTGTCGGAGTTAATCCGTACCGCATTTGTGGCAAAAGAAGGATGTCGGTTTATTATCAGTGACTTTTCCGCAATCGAAGCCAGAGTCCTTGCGTGGATGAGCGGAGAAGGATGGAGATTAAATGTGTTTTCCACACACGGCAAAATCTATGAAGCATCGGCATCTGCCATGTTCGGTGTTCCCATTGAGGAAATCGGTAAGACTTCTCCCCTTCGTCAGAAGGGAAAGATTGCGGAACTGGCACTTGGATATGGCGGTTCGGTAGGAGCCTTGGTATCAATGGGGGCGGTTAAGATGGGACTTTCGGAAGAGGAACTGCCGGAGCTTGTAACGCAGTGGAGAAATGCCAATCCTCATATTACACAGTTTTGGTGGAAGGTGGATGCGGCTGCATTTAAGGCGGTAAAGGAAAAGACTACGGTGCAGATGGAGAGGCTTATCTTCGAGTACAGGGGTGGCATCTTATTTATTCATCTGCCATCAGGAAGAAAACTGTCCTATATCAAGCCCAGAATGGAATTAAACAAATTCGGAAGGGAAGGCATTACCTACGAGGGCGTTGGCGAAAACAAGAAATGGACTCGGATTGAAACGTATGGTCCGAAGCTGGTGGAAAACATCGTACAGGCGGTATCAAGGGATATTTTGGCAGAAGCCATGCTGCGACTTGAGAAAGTGGGATTTGATATTGTGATGCACGTTCATGATGAAGTGGTGCTTGAGGTGCCTGAGGGGATTTCTTCGGTGGAAGAAGTCAATGAACTGATGGCAGTAAATCCCTCGTGGACGGCAGGACTTCCCTTAAAAGCAGCCGGATTTGAATCAACATTTTATAAAAAAGATTAGGAGGCAGGTAGCATGAAACTGTATGTATCAACGGGTAACTCCCGTATGGACAAAAAGTGGAACGGATGTGAGATGGAATTTGCCGAGTTTGCCGAGCGGGTATCCAAAACCATCCGAACAGCAGAAACGGTGGAGCAGTATAAGAAGCTGCCCAAGGCAAAGCAGGATGACATTAAAGACGTGGGCGGTTTTGTCCTCGGCAGATTAAAGGGTGGCAGAAGAAAGAAGGATACGGTGATATCAAGGTCAGCCATTACCCTTGATATGGATTACGGTACGGATGGCATTTTGGATGAAATTGAAATGTTCCATGATATGAAAATGCTCGCTTACAGTACCCATAAGCACACGGAGGAAAATCCGAGACTCAGACTTATCATTCCCATAACAAGGGAAGTGACACCGGATGAATACGGTGCGGTCAGCCGAATGCTTGCTAAAGATATCGGTATCGAATTATTCGATGATTCCACTTATGAACCGTCCCGTCTTATGTATTGGCCATCCACTTCTTCAGACGGAGAATTTGTTTTCCGTGAGATTGAAGGAGCGGTGGTAGACCCGGATGCGGTGCTTTCCCGGTACAAAGATTGGAAGGATGTATCCTCATGGCCGGTAAGTAACCGTCAGCATACTTTGGTGGAACGCACCTTAAAGAAACAGGCTGACCCACTTGCAAAAGACGGTTTGATTGGAGCATTTAACAGAACCTACCCCATCCGTGAAGCCATTGATACGTTTATTTCTGATATTTATCAGCCGTCTGCCATGACCGGAAGATATGACTATGTTCCTGCGGATTCGTCAGCAGGAGTGGTGGTATATGAAGAGGCATTTGTATTTTCCCATCATGCCACAGACCCTGCTTGTGGTAAGCTGATGAACGCATTTGATGTGGTGCGTATCCATCTGTTTGGAGATAAAGATGCCAAAGCGGATGAAGGTACGGAGCCGGGCAAACTTCCTTCTTTTAAGGCAATGCAGGATTTTGCTTCGCAGGATGAAAAGGTAAAAGAGACACTTGCAAGGGAACGTCAGCAGTTGGCGGTAGCCGAATTTGCCGAGGATGAGAACTGGCAGAAGAAACTGGAAATTGACCGTCAGGGCAAGGTAAAGGATACCCTTACCAATATCGCAACCATTATCCGGTGCGATAAGAATCTGAAGAATATTGTTTACAACGAGTTTAAGGACACCATTGATGTTATCGGAGTGCTTCCTTGGAAGCAGGTAAAGCCGGGATGGAATGACTCCGACCTTGCCAATGCCAAGGTGTATTTTGAAAAAGTGTACGGTATCTGGTCACCTACCAAATTTAAGGACGCACTGCTTGCGGTGGTTTCCGCTGACAGGCTTTACCACCCAATCAAAGAGTATTTTGCATCGCTGTCATGGGATGGAGTGGAGCGAATCGACACTTTGCTCATTGATTACTTCGGAGCAGATGACAGCAAATATGTGAGGGAGGTAACCCGTAAAACATTAGTGGCTGCGGTAGCACGTATTTTTAAGCCGGGAGTGAAGTTTGACTCCATCCTCGTGCTGAGTGGTCCGCAGGGAATGGGTAAGTCTACCTTCTTTGCCATCCTTGGCAGGGAGTGGTTTTCGGATTCCCTCTCCATCTCGGATATGAGGGATAAGACTGCAGCAGAGAAGTTGCAGGGATATTGGATTCTGGAAATCTCCGAAATGAACGGTATCAAAAAGACGGATGTGGAAACCGTGAAGTCCTTTGTGACCAGACAGGATGATAAGTTCCGTCAGGCATACGGAGTGAATGTGGAGAGCCACCCACGAAGTTGTATCATTGTGGGAAGCACCAACTCCGAATCCGGCTTCCTTCGTGATGTGACAGGTAACAGACGTTTTTGGCCGGTCCATGTTCCGGGAACGGGAGCGCACCATCCTTGGGAAGTGACGGAAGTCGACCAGATTTGGGCAGAGGCAATTGAATATTACAAAAATGGCGAAGAGTTGTTCCTTAAGGGCGAAGCTGCGGAAGAAGCCCATCGTATGCAACAGGATGCAATGGAGTCGGATGACAGAGAAGGTATCGTGCAGGATTACCTTGACCGTCTGCTTCCCGATTCATGGGATACGATGGATATTTATCAGCGCAGGGCATTCCTTGGCAATGGCGAGTTTGAATCCACAGGCATTACAGGCACGGTGGAGAGAAAGAAGGTCTGTATCATGGAAATATGGTGCGAGTGCTTTGGTAAGGAGCGTCAGAATCTTAAGAAGACGGACTCCTATGAAATGGAGGCTATCTTAAACAAAATCGGTGGTTGGAGAAAATATACCGGAAGTGCATCCGGTAAGTCCCGAATACCCCTTTATGGAATCCAGAAAACCTTTGAGCGAATTTAGCAAGGAAACAAAGGAACGGATTTTCTTGTTTCCCATGTTTCCCACACGCTAGTGGGAAACGGTGGTGGGAAACAGTATAGACACCTTGAAAAATAAGGGGTTGCGGTCTGTTGT